GGTCAGTTCCCCACGACGGGGGACGACCAGTTCATCGATGTGGCCCGGGTGGACCAGGCGATGCTGCGTCAGGCGGTGCGTGACCCGAGCGCACCCATCGTGGTGGGCGTGGACCCGGCGCGCAGCGGGGCCGACAGCACGGTGATCGCGGTGCGTCAGGGGCGTGAGGTGCTGGCGCTGCGTCGCTACAAGGGCGACGACACGATGACGGTCGTGGGGCACGTGATCAGGACCATCGAGGAGTACCGGCCGACGCTGACGGTGGTGGACGAGGGTGGTCTGGGCGCCGGGGTGCTTGACAGGCTCAAGGAGCAGCGGTACAAGGTGCGCGGGGTCAACTTCGGCTGGAAGTCGAGCAGGCCCGCGATGTACGGCAACAAGCGCGCGGAGATTTGGGGTGCGCTGCGGGACTGGCTCTCCACGGCGTCGCTCCCCCGCGACAAGAACCTGCGGGACGATCTGACCGGCCCGAGGGTCAAGCCCAACAGCGCGGGGGCCATCTTCCTGGAGAGCAAGAAGGAGATGAAGGCCCGGGGTCTTGCTTCGCCCGATGCGGCCGACGCGCTGGCCGTCACGTTCGCGTTCCCCATCGGCACCGACGATCCGGTGTTGAACCAGCGCGGCATGGTCCACTCTCGCATGGTGGTGCCGACGGTAAACTACTGGAACGCGACACGATAGGACAATGGCATGGCCCGCCCCTCCAACCAGCAGCGCATGAACGACGTCCACCAGGAGGCGCTGGCGGAGTTCGACAAGATTCAGACCGCGCTGCGCGACGAGCGCCTGCAGTGTCTGCAGGACCGTCGCTTCTACTCCATCGCCGGGGCGCAGTGGGAAGGGCCGCTGTTCTACCAGTACGAGAACAAGCCGCGCCTGGAGGTCAACAAGATCGCCCTGGCCGTGCAGCGCATCTACTCCGAGTACCGGAACAACCGCATCTCGGTGAACTTCATCTCGAAGGACGGGTCGAAGAACCGCGACCTGGCCGACATCTGCGACAAGCTCTACCGGGCCGACGAGCAGGACTCGTGCGCCGAGGAGGCCTACGACAACGCCTTCGAGGAGGGCGTGGCCGGTGGGTTCGGTGCCTGGCGTCTGCGGGCCGAGTACGAGGACGACGAAGACCCCGACAACGAGCACCAGCGCATCAGGATCGAGCCGATCTTCGATGCGGACTCGTCGGTGTTCTTCGACCTGAACGCCAAGCGGCAGGACAAGTCGGACGCCCGGCACTGCTTCGTGCTGACCAGCATGACCCGCTCGTCGTACATGCGCGAGTGGAACGACGACCCGGCGTCGTGGCCCAAGATCATCCACCAGTCCGAGTTCGACTGGCAGACGCCCGACGTGGTGTACGTGGCCGAGTTCTACCGCAAGGAGCACGTCACCGAGACGCTGCACATCTTCGAGACCATCGACGGCAGCGAGGAGAAGTACCTCGACAGCGAACTGGACGACGACACTCGGGCGGCGCTGGAGGCCGTGGGCACCGTGGAGGTCCGTCAGCGGCGCATCAAGCGCGACCGGGTGCGCAAGTACATCATGTCGGGCGGCAAGGTGCTGGAGGATGCCGGGTACATCGCGGGCAAGTGCATCCCGGTGATCCCGTTCTACGGCAAGCGGTGGTTCATCGACAACATCGAGCGCTGCTCGGGGCACGTGCGCACGGCCAAGGATGCGCAGCGGCTCAAGAACATGCAGCTGTCGAAGCTCGCCGAGATCAGCGCGCTGTCGAGCATCGAGAAGCCGATCCTGACGCCCGAGCAGGTCGCCGGTCACCAGGTAATGTGGTCCGAGGACAACATCAAGAACTACCCGTACTTGCTGATCAACCCGATCACGGGGCCGGACGGGAACATGCAGGTCGGTGGGCCGGTGGCCTACACCAAGTCGGCATCGGTGCCCCCGGCGCTGGCCGGGCTGCTGCAGATCACCGAGCAGGACATCCGCGACCTGCTGGGCAACCAGGAGCAGGGCGACAAGATCGTCGCCAACGTGTCGGGCAGCGCCATCGAGGCGGTGCAGCAGCGGCTGGACATGCAGAGCTACATCTACGTGTCCAACATGGCCAAGGCGATCCGGCGGTGCGGTGAGGTGTGGCTCTCGATGGCCAAGGACCTGTACATCGAGCCGCGGCGCAAGATGAAGGGCGTGGGCCTGCAGAACGAGGTCGAGAGCATCGAACTGATGAAGCCCATGATGGGCGAGTCGGGCGAGATCGAGTACGGCGCCGACCTGAGCACGGCGCACTTCGACGTGGCTGTGGACGTCGGCCCGTCGTTCCGCTCGCAGCGCGAGAGCATCGTGCGCTCGCTGACCAACCTCGTGGCGATCACCCAGGACCCGCAGACGCAATCGGTGCTGCAGGCCATGATCGTGATGAACATGGACGGCGAGGGCCTGGCCGACGCGCGAGAGTTCTTCCGCAAGAAGCTCGTGGACATGGGTGTCGTCAAGCCGACTGATGAGGACATCAAGGCGGCCGAGGCGGCAGCGGCCAACGCGCAGCCTGATCCGAACGCTGTCTTCGTCCAAGCTGCTGCCGAGAAGGCGATGGCCGAGGCCGAGAAGGCCCGCGCCGATGCGGTCAAGACGGCGGCAGACACCGAGTTGGTCAAGGCCAAGACGGTCGAGACACTGGATCGACTGCAGCTTGACGCCAATCAGCAGTCAATCGACGTTGCGGCGCGCGAACAGGTAACGCAGATTCAACAGGCTAGTGATCAAGTCGTTGCCGCACTGGAAAAGCAGATTGCTGACGCGGTGCGTGCCCTTGATGATCGAATCAAGGACATTGAACGCGCTGCGCGGGAAACCGCACCCCCTCCACCTCCACCTCCTCCACCCCCGCCGCCCGCTCCCGCAGCACCCATGACTATCAACGTGCAGGTCGAAGCCAAGGGCGGCGAGACAAAGAAGTCCGTGGTCGTCAAGCGCGACGCCGAGGGCAACATCGTCGGGGCCGAGGTGGAGGAACTGGACGACGATTCGAATGGCGACCGCTGAAGGGATAAACCGTGCCTAGCGTATTTCCTGGCGCTTTGGACAACATTGCGTCCAACAAAGGCAACGGCACCGTCAGCGCAGATGACCACCCGACGCATCACAACAAACTTGCGGATGCGGTCAACGCCGTACAGGCGGCACTGGGTGTCAATCTTCAGAACGTACTCAAGCCGCTTGTCGAATACACCACCGATCCGCCGTCTCCAATACTCGGGTCTCAATGGTTGTATCGAGTCGAACTGGCGCCTCCCGGCGCACTGCAGGCAATGGCAGGCGGCTTCCCCATAACCAAACCAGGCGCGACTTCGCGCTTCTATTTGTCCGCCCAAACAACCGAGGGCGTGAAACGAGTGGAGATGATCTAAATGGCCGACACGACCCTTAAAGTTACCGAAGCAGTAGTCGGTACTAACCTGGCAGCGGTAACTTTTGTCAACGGAAATGGTGACACGGTTAAGGCGACCGAAGTCACAATCATCAGTGAAACTGGTGCCAATATTTCGCCTCTCACGGATGCGCAACTTCGGGCGTCCAGTGTACCAATCTCCGGCACCGTTGCGGTTTCAACACTACCCGCACTGCCCGCTGGTACGAACAACATCGGCACCGTTGCGGTTTCAACGCTGCCCGCACTGCCCGCTGGTACGAACAACATCGGTGACGTTGACGTTCTATCATTGCCCGCACTGCCTGCTGGTACAAACAACATCGGTGACGTTGACGTTCTATCATTGCCCGCACTGCCCTCTGGTACGAACACCATCGGCGCCGTCAACCAGGCAGGCACTTGGAACATCGGCAACATCACAGGCGCAGTCAGTCTTCCCACGGGTGCGGCGACTGCGGCAAGTCAGACGACGATTATTGGTCATCTCGACGGTGTTGAGGGATTGCTCACCACCATCGACGCCGATACGGGTGGCATCCTGACGGCCGTGCAACTGCTAGATGACACGGTTGCTACCGATGGTGCTGCGGCTTTGACGAAAGGCTTGCAGATTGCCGGCACTGATGGGACAAATGCTCAGATCATCAGCACTAATGCGACTGGTCACGTCAATATCGCAGATGGTGGTAACAGCATTACCGTAGATGGCACCGTTGCGGTTTCAACGCTGCCCGCACTGCCCGCTGGTACGAACAACATCGGTGACGTTGACGTTCTATCTGTCATACCGGGAACTGGTGCTACCAACCTTGGTAAACAAACAGATTCCCCCGCTGGAGCTACAGACACCGGCGTTGCAGTTCTCGCAATCCGCGATGATGTGCTGACAACGCTAGTTCCGGCGGACGGAGACTACACACGAGTCCGCGTCAATAGTGTTGGTCGTTTGTGGGCGTCCGCAACAATTGATGCCGCACTGCCCGCTGGTACGAACAACATCGGTGATGTTGACGTTCTATCATTGCCCGCACTGCCCGCTGGTACGAATACTATCGGCTTCGTCATCGA